CGGAGAACGCGGTCTCTTCCAGTTTCTGGCCGTCCGGGGTCACGCCTTCATACAGAGGCTGGGTGACGGCGGGGAGTTCGGTGTAGCGGAAGAAGGTCACAAATTTGCCGTTGTTCTTCGGCATCGCAATCTTCTTCGCGTCCTGGAGGTATCCGAGGTTCGGCTCGACATTCTCCAGGGCCTTGCGCTGCATGTAGGATTCCAGTAGGGTCGGCGCTATGCCAGCGTCGTAGGAATAGTTCATCTGATCATAAACTGCCATTTAGCTTTACCTCCTTATGGTAAAGCGCTTCCCCTCATCGAGCATTTTGTCCAGTTTCCTGAATTGCGCATCGGACATATTCTCAATGGATATGCCGATGCCGTTCACTCCATTAGGGGAGCGCGTCGGAGACGGTGGACGTTTCTTCGGCCTGCTCAATTCTGCAACGTCGTAGAAGTCCATCTCTCCATTGATAACTGCCATCTTAATGTCTTCGTCGCTATTCCAAATAGCGATCACATCAGGGCCACCAGCGGCACTGATTTTCTGAGCCTGCTTGCGCAGCTCGTCGATCCTGGCTTCCGTCTTTGCGGACTCCACCAGGTCTTCCCGGGAAATGTACTGACCCTGCTCATTCCGGGGTTGCTCCTGCTGAGAGGTAGCCTCAGGTGATACGGTCTGCCCCTGTCTGAGCCTGACCAGTTCACGGGCCGTTTCGATGTCCCCGACTTTGCGGGTCCTCACCAGCTCCTGTGCTTGATCCTCGATCATCTTTTCCCGGATCGGAGCCATCTGTTCCTCGAACATCGCCTGCATTTCTGCACGGGTTCTCGCAACAGCCTTCTCCACTTCCTTGGCTACCCGCTTCTTAATCCATCCCGGTTCCGAGGCCTGCGGCTCCGGTTCTTCAGCGGGTTGCTCCTCGACCTCTTCTTCGTCCTCGTTCAGGTACTCTTCGAGGTCTTCCTCTTCGGACTCGTCCTCTTCGACGATTTCTTCAGGAAGCGTGTCGTCCGCTTCAAAATCGTCATTATCGACCATGGTCTCCTCGTAATCCATTATTGGATCTCCTTTCGCGCATCCGTGAAAACGCGGCCTGCGTGTATATTGCAAAAACCCCGTGAAAACGCGGGGCCTTTACTCAATTAAATACTGTACCTCTTCTTCCTGGTCACATTCTTCGGAGCCTTCCTGAAAGCGGCATCATACAGCTGCTGAACGTTCATGTTCTTGAATCTTGTCCCGGAAGACTGGCTGTTGGTTTCCCGGTTAAAGGTTCCGGTCTTCTTGAACTGTACGTCGTTCTGCTGGAGATTGCTCTCCCGCTTAAACCCGCCATAATCCTTAAACTGAACATCATTGGACTGGCTGTTACTTTCCTTCTTGAAACTGCCGGTCTTCTTGAATCTCGTCCCAGCAGACTGGCTGTTCCTCTCCTGAATCCTCTTAGCCATAGTGTTCCTCCTTACATCGGTAACTCAGCGCCTGTCGGCGTACCGAGTGTATTTCTTGCCTGGTCCACAATCGCGTTGGTCGTATCCTTGCCGCCTCCGGCCTCGGCCACCTTTGTGGCTCCCGGGTTCACCGCGCCGCCCCGTCTCGCGCTCATGCTGGCCAGGGCATTGGTCGCCTGTGTCGCCGTCTGCCGCAGGTTCTGGTTCTCTGCCTGCATCTGCTGCATCTGCTGCCCCATCTGTTCAAGCTGCTGCTGCATCTGCTGCATCTGTTCCTGATAATGTTCGTTCGCCTGGATCACCGGCAGAATCCGGTCTTTGCCGTCCAGGTTCAGGATCTGGAACAGTGCCGAAAGCGGGAAGAACTGCTGGGCCTGGGCGCTCATGGTGTAAGCTTCCATGAACATCTGGTTCTGGTTGGCAATCCGCTGCGGGTCCCGGCTGCTGACTTCGATTTGCACCGTATAGGGCGGTGGCTTGACAGCGCCCTTGATCTTCTTTCCGAAGATCTTCTCGATGTCAACCTTCACCGCCTTGGTCTCCCGCCCGGTAATCATGATGGTTCGGTCATCGTCCATAAACTGGGCGGCCAGCCATGTCTCCTGCTCGTACATGCTCTTGTTGCCGTACTTCAGCTGTTCTGTCCGCATGGAGGCCACCTTGCCACCGGCCTGGATCAGGCTGTTGATCGCCTTGCCGGAAACAATGCCGCCCGTGGTCTCGCCACGGGTAAACTGGTTCGCGCCGCTGTCCGCTTTCAGGTCCGACTGGAACATCGTCATCAGCTGAGTGATCGTCCCGTTGAACGGTTGGTTCTGCATCCAGTTCCAGCTGTCCCCCTGGACGATGTAGTCGCCCTCGATGATATCCGTCTCCCAGTCCGTCAGAGCTTCCTTGTCAATGCCGCTGCCGCGCTTAACCAGCATTCTGCCTTTGCTGCTCATTCGTGCATTCATGTCAGCATAGGCTGCGTACCGGTTGATGTAGCGCATCATCGGTGCGAGTTCATCCACAAGGCCGCGCCCAACAAGGCTGCCTTCGATGCTGTCATGAACGTCAATCACGAACGGATACATACCGTGGGCATAGACGTCTTCCTGCTTCTCCAGGAGTGCATTCCCGGCGGCGTATGCAACATTGATCGTGTACCGGCGTGACTTCCTGCTGTAGGTTCTCCACCAGTACTCAATCAGCAAGGCGCGTTCCTCGTCATCCTGATGTTCCGCGTCCCGCTGGCCTTCCGTCATGCCGACTTCGTTGTGCGTCCCGTCATCACTGGTGACGTATCGTCCTGCCTCCGGGAAGTGTTCCCGATACCAGGAAAGCGGATGCCAGCTTACCTTCATCACGGCGCGGCAATCCTCCAGCCGGTCAGCGGTCGGGTCCCACAGGAAGGCCTCCAGCGGCCACCGGATCAGCACGATGTCTCCCTTGCCATAGTTCGCGTCATCATCCCAGGCAATCTGGGTGATCGCGGTCCCGGTCACGTAGAAGTCCTCGCACCGCCGGTAATGGAGCTGCTCGTAGTCATTGGCACAGTAGGTCACGTAATGCAGGATATCCTGAAGGTCATCAGCGGCGTCCTGCATCTCCGGGGTCTCAGGGACCACCTTTGCCTCCGGCATACTCAGCATCTGATCGGCCACCACGTTATTGATAGTGCTTTTCAGGGTCTGAAGCTGGAGCGTCTTCTTGCCGTTCTTGTAGATCGTTGTCTCGTCATCCTGGTACGGGTCATCCATGTGCAGGATTCTCCGGCAGGTACGGGCCGCTTCATGGTACGGCTCGTTCATCTGTTCAAAGATATCCAGCCGGTTGTAGATCGTGTCGAGCAGGTCCTTGTCTTCATCACTCAGTTTCTGCTCTGTGTCCAGTATGTATTCGTCCTGCAATTCCTTCTCTTTGCCGGTCATCATATCACCTCATATCATTAAGCGCGGCAGGTTTCGGAAACTTAGACAAACAGGATAACCTCCCTTTGTTTTAAATTTTGCACGCCGTCCCGCCGCGCTTAATTTTCATCAAACGGACTGAAGGGTTTGTACTCCTTCGGGGGTTTCTTGCTGGCCGTGATCGGATGGTCCATCAGGAAGTACCGGGTGGCATCGTAGTCATGGTCCTCCGCGTCGGTATCCACGTCCTCCCGTTTCTTTTCGTCATAGGGCAGTGTCGGAACCGTCCTGATCCAGTCATGACAGGTATTGAATATATACATTCCCGGTTTGCCGTCTTCATCAAAACGGAGGCGCTCATGCACCTCCATCTTTCCGGCTATCCGGGTATTGTCGCCTTTGTTGAACAGGACGCCCTTGGTCCTGCCCTGGTATCCCGGGGCCATCTGGTCAGCAACACTGAATCCCCGGCTCTTGTCGAAGATCGACGGGTCAGCAGTCCTGATCACGCTGATGTTTTCCCGGATCTCCTGTTCCTCGCGCTCAAGGATGCCATCTGCAATCTGGACCGGTGTCAGCTTGATGCCGGTATCGGCCTTGCGCGGTACACACCCGTACCATTCCCGGTACAGGTAGGCAGTACCCTTGTTGTCCATCGCCCACCACTGGCAGGCGAACGGTTCTGAGTACCCGTAGTCAAAGCTGAAGTACCGCTTCCAGTCAATCGGAATCTCAAAGGGCGCGATCACATGCGTCCACCGCCGGTCATGGTAGTGTTCCGGATCATTCTTGAACTCGCTGAACACCTGGCCCTCGAAGGAATCCCAGTCACCGTTCAGCAGCGCCCTGCGCAATGCCTCCGGTTTCTGCTCCAGCTCGAAGATGTAGTCATCAGTGATGAACGGGTTCTCCGTAGCCAGCGACGGGATGTACTGCGTCCTGATCTTCCGGGTCTTATGCAGCGTCTCGCTGTACACTTCCTGTTCCCGGATTTCAAGGTACGGCCCCGCATCCACGAACATCTTCTTCACCCAGCCATGCCCGATGTTCCCCGGGTTGCTGGCGCTCTTGACCACCGGTACGCAACCCATGGACTTCTTCGCACGAAGACGGGTCTTCAGAAAGTCGTAAATCACCTGTTCAAAGGTTGTCAGCTCATCGAAGTACATGTGCTGCGCTTCAAGTCCAGAGTACTTGAACCGGTCGGCAGCGTTCTCGCAGTGCCTGAACAGGATCTTGCTGCCGTTCAGCAGCCGGTATTCATGCCGCCCTGCGTTATAGGTCGCCAGCTCCTCCGGGTAGCTTGCCTGCGCTTCCTTGATGTCGGTGTCTTCAAGCTCACCGTATGACCGCCTGAAAATCACCGCCACCGTCCCCGGCCATTGCAGGCACCGGAACAGCGCATCCATCACCAGCGCCTTCGTCTTCCCGCCACCGGCAGCGCCACCATACAGAATCTCGTTGGCCTTGCTGCCGTGGAACAGCGCCTGCTTCGGCGTCGGCTGATAATTGATTACCACGTTCGCCATCAGGCATCATCCTTAATCAGAGTAAAGGCTCTGCGGCGCTGGCAGCGTGGGCTGTCTCTGCCAGCAGGGTTATCAGCAATGGTCAATGGAAAGGAGAAAATCTGCCATGAAAAAAGCGATCGGAGGTGTTCATCACCCATTGCCGCAGAGCCAGGACATAATCAGAACCTGTGACGGCAAGCCACACATCACAGGCCTATCTCAAGGCATCCCACAGTCTCCGGCCATGAATTAATGCCTTGATTTTAATTTTGACCCCAGGGTTCAGTACATCGGGGAGCTGAAGTATATTTATATACGTTTTCGCTCCGCGCGGAGTCCCTGGCACGTTTCGGCCCCCCAGGGTCCCGGAGACCCCCCTATACCCCGGGGTCGCTCCAGAAAATATTCCGGTGCTGACCGTCTCTGATCTGGCCGATGCTCTGGCGAAATAACCTGGCCTGAGCTTGGCACAGCTTGGCAGAGCTTGGCACCGGAGCCATACAGAATCATGCATAAACCAGGCCGAATCCTGCATAATCGATGCATACTCTGTTTTCGTTGTGTACCTCACCAAACGAGGCACTACATCTTGTGCAATACTATTCGTAAAACAACTGTTTTACGAATAGTATTGATCAGTCATCATCCGGAGAGCCAAGATCAGGCATACCGGAAACCTGAACGTGGATCGTTCGCTCTTCGTCTCCGTAGAGCTGGCTCTTTCCGTAATTCAGCACATCATTGGCTGCCTTGTTCTGTAGCCATGGCAAATCACCGCTTCTGAGCTGGCTCTTGATCACCTGGACCGCTTCAGCAGTGCAGCCATAAAGAATCTGCTTTACCTCGTCTTTCCAAGTGCTTTCAAAGTCCGGATGTTTCCTCCATCTGGACATCTTGTTGTCAGCACAATGGATCTTGTTCTCCGGGGCCGTGTCCAGATCCAGCTCGAAGACTTCTCGCATGATCTCTCTGCGGCTCTTCCCTTGAGCGCTCATCCTGACAAACAGCTCCATCTTCCCGCTCATCGGCTGCTTCGCTTTGGGCATTGGATCATCTCCTTTCCGGCACCCCGGCAGGGGGTTCCCGTTCGTTCATGTCTATGCTTCTATTTCCGTGTTCATACAGTCTCTGACTGTGATCTGTTACTGTGTGGTGGTTGAGTGCGTGTTCAGTGCTGGATCAGAGAGTGAGAGATGAATGTGTGAGAAACATAGAAAAAAGCACCTGATCTGTGAGTGATCGGTGCTTCGTTCCTGGTGCTTTGTTCCTGGTTCCTGGTGAGTGATCAGTACGTGATCGGTGAGTGATCTGTACTGGCTCTGTATCTATACGTGTTCCACTATAGCACATTATAGTGTCAATACCTTGCAGTGTCAATACTGAAATCATGCAGTTTTCCACTATATGTTGTGTGCTGGTTCCTGTGCTGGTTCCTGATGGCCAGGATCAGCAGTCAGGGACCGGTGAGCTGATCCGGAGAAATTTCTGAGATTTTTTTCGCCGGTGCTGGCCGTTTGGCATGGCGTCGCGACCGTTCCGGCCTTGCTGGCCAACAGGTTTGGCCGTTTTTGCCTGTCTCAAAAAAAGTGTTGACAAGGGTACTCACCCTGTGATACCTTATTGGTGCCGGAAGGGTACTCACCCTCCGAGCCAAGATGAGGAGGAACGAAACCATGAAGTACACAGTAACGAATGACAGCCGGTACGAGCTGATCGGAACGACCAGCAGCCCGGTCGAGGCCCTGAAGATGGGCCGTGCCTATCAGATCCAGAGCGGCGCTGACTTCACCATCATCGACGAAAACGACAACGAGTTCGATCAGTACGGAGAGCTCGAGTGCTTCGTGGAGAGCCTGATGGAGTATCCGTCCGACGAGCTGGTCCCCATGACGGTTGAAGAAGCCGAGGTAAACCTGGCTGAGTACCGGAAATGCGGAATAGATATTCCGGAGCAGATGACCGCCGAGATCCTTTCCTACATATGGAACACGATGCTCCAGGATGTCGAAGAGGAGAAGGCCGCCGGTATCCAGGCGATGGATGATGAGACCGCTGCCAGGTTCCCTGATTATCTCCGGTTCCGGAAGTCCTACGAAGACGGCAGCAGCGCCTTCTTCGATCCGGATCAGCTTTCCGCCGATCTCATGCGGGCCGGATATGATGAGGTCCACCGCGAGATCATTGCCAAGGCTCTGATGGCCTATGTGAAAACCTGCAACCAGTGAGAGGAGGAACGAACCATGACCACCACCAACACTCCCGAGATTGCCCTGATCAAACTCCAGGCCCGGAAAACCAGGGACCTGTGCAGGGACTTCGCCCTGACCGGGGCCATGATGGACGCCGCCCACGCTGCTGGAAAATCCTGGGATCCTGAGCTTCCCACCGTCAGAGGCTGGATCATGGACGAGATCGAGCGCCGCGATCCGGAGGGATTCGAGCGCTGGCTGGACTCTGACGCCAGCGACGCCGCGATCATCCGCTATATTCACTGCTGATCCTGGCACACGGGGCCTCCACTGGAGACCTCGTAGCCAGCACCAGAGCTGGAGAAAGAGAGGAACCAACCATGCTTGAGAGATTTGGCAGAGAATATCGCCGGACCGAGTACCGCATCAACAAAAAGGGTGCTGAGTGCTTCCGGACTGATGACCGTGATGAGGCCTACAGCCGCCTCACACAGCTCCAGGAAAAACGGCCCGGAGTATTCACGATCCAGAGCAGATACCGCCGCGAGAACGCATACGGCCAGTCAATCATTATCAATACGCCGCATGACGGCTGGTCTGACTGGGGTTGACCACTTGACAGCCATGATACACTGATAGCAAGGAGGGTGAGTACCATGGGAACACCACAATATGACCGTGAAAACTGCCGGAGAATCAACCTGAAGCTCAATAATAAAACCGATGCTGATATCATCCGGCAGCTCGAATCTCAGGATAACATCCAGGGATACCTGAAGAAACTGATCAGAAACGACATGAAAGGAGCGGCAACAATGACTTACAAGATCAAACCCGAATACCTTCCACTGTGGGGAGAGGATGCCACCGAGGATACAGTCCTGACCGAGGCCGATCTGGAGATGATCACCCGTGGATGGGACAAAACACCGGCTGATGTTATGGATCAGCTCATCCAGATCGGAGGCCAGGAATGAAGAAATGCAGCCAGGCCGAGCTTGACGCCTTCGTGGCCAGGATGATCTCTGATGACGGCGACCGTGCGAAGCCGATGACGCTTAAGCAGGCCGACAATTACCTGAGTGTCGTTGTAGACCTGTACTGGCCCGATATCCCGGTCGGATTCACCGTTGATGACTTCCTGGAATCATGGAACCGGCAAATAGAAAAGGCCGCCTCTGAGTGAGGCGGTTCTTTTTATTCCTGTGTTCCTGTTTGTTTCTCCTGTGCATCAATCACCTTCTGAGCCTCAACCAATGCCCAGCCATGAGCGCGGTATACGCTGTTCGGATCATTGTATCTCAGCTCGTCACTGATGGATCGGAACGACCAGCCACACAGATAGTGATAATTGAGTATGTCCCGGTACCGTTCCTGAGGGATATTCCTGATCACCTGCTCTGCACGGGCTATAATGGCCATAAATTCGCGTTTCTGCCTGTCGAGGTCCCGTAATGCATCCACAGCTCCACAGGCGGCTAATTCGACGCGTGAGGTGGCTCTGTGTTGATGTCCGAGGCCGCCGCTGTTCCCGCTGCTGATCGACATGCCTAAATCCTCGTAATGGGCCAGTTTAGCATTCAGGACTTTCAGTTCTGCTTCAGCTCTCCGGACCGACAGAAAGAATGATTTTGCTGTCATCCGTTTCTCCCTCCTGGCCCTGATCCTGGGCCACCTTCTCGCGGAAGGCTAGCATCCATTCCTCGCAGCCTTTACCGGCTGTTTTTTCTTCTCGCTGGCACTCAATGGCGAAATCACACCAGTCACATGGACTGCCGCCCTTGATCATGCTGTTGATGCAGCCGTTGTAGGCTTTGATGTCCATGGATGCCTCGCGCTGGTAATGTTCCAGCTCCTCAATCCGTTTCGCTGCCAGTTTTGCTGCCTGTCTCCCGTTCATTCTGCTTCACCGACCTTCCTGCTCTTCAATAGGCTTTATCGCACTGTAATTCAAATATTTTCTGAACGTATCAATATCATCGTCTGTTGATGTATTTACTTTGTTTGATACTTTCCAGCCAGTGCAGTTAAAGCATTGCATTGTCATAGGTGAATAAATCGCACCGCAAACGGGGCATTGCCACCCCTGTGGAGCAAAACCGATCCTATCCCAATCACTCATACTCTTCACCGACCTTCCTTTGCTGTTGCCTTATTGTTGCCTTTAAATTAGTTCGCAATCACATCTTGAGCATCTATTAGGGAACGCTTCTTCCGACCACCAATCAAATCCACACCTTTTGCAATAATGATAATAAAGAATACCGTCTTTATTGCCATGAAGATGTTTTTCAAAGTCATCTACAAGTTCTTTTTTCCAATCAACTTTGTCTGGGACTTGTTCATTCGTCAGTTTTCCGAAATACGTTCCACCAAGTTTTCTGATCACAGATACAATAGTTGACTTAATATCCATCGGCTGTTGTTCGATACCCTCCTCATCAGACATGTCTTCCAAAAGCCCAAGCAAAATCGCCTTTTCATCATTTGTAAGTCGCATATCGCACCTCACTTAAAGCGTCATTTACCTTCCTGCCGTTTTTCACCATCTGCGCAGAACCAGTCATCAGGCTCTGAACACATTTCGTCACCGCCAACGTAAACAGGGCATTGATATGTACCACGTCTCACGCAATCCTTGCACCGGACAACCGCTTCCTGCTCTTTCAGCAGTGCAAGCGCATCAGCCATCAATTCGTTACTGTGGCATCCCATCTCTGCATTACGGTCATAGTACGGACATTTTGGGCAACAGTAGTTTCTTTCTTTGCAAATTTCCAACCCTTTGATAACCTTCTCCCTGTCAGGCATCGTCATCCCTCCTTTGGATAAATCTTCACGTTGCCATTTTTATCAATCTCTAATTCATGAGGAGGCTCTGTGAACAGATCCGCAAGGCCCATGTTCATCAGGATATTGCGCAGCGATTCAAACGAACACATTCCGTCCATGTAATGGTTTGACCAGATCTTAATGGTGAGTCGCTGGCAGCCATTTGTTCCCTCCGGCAACAGCATGTTATCCATATAGTCGTTTAGCTGCGACCGGATCTCTTTTTGCATCATTGTCAATGCCCTGCCCTGATGCAGAGCATCTGCCAGTTGTAGATGTACTTCAGGCATCGTCCGTCCTCCTCTCTCTCCGTCTGCACAGAACCAATCAGCACCACAGGCAAACCATCCTGTTTTGATATTGCAATCATGGTCAGATTCGTCCCAATGCTTGCAATCCTTGCACCGAACAATTTCTTCCTGATCCAGCAGTGCAATCGCTGCTGACAAATCGTTTACAATCCTCAGTTCCTCCGCTGTCGGTTGTCTGTCATGCGTCAGCAGATCAATATCCTCCCGGAGGTTTGCAATAACCGTCTCTCTGTCAGGCATCGTCATCACCCTTATCTCCCCGATATTTCACCTTTACGGGCTTGTTCAGCTTGTGCGTCATAGGGAGCCATTCAGGCCAATCAACCATATCATCCGGGTTAACAGTGATCTCTTCGGTCTCGCCGTCAACAATCTCAGGCAGCTCATCCTCTTCGTTCTTTGAGAACCTGATGGAATATCCCTTGTCCAGTATTCCTGATACCGTTTTGTTGAAGATATCCAGCCTGTTAATAGTATCCAGCGCGTCATTCATAATGCGCAAATCGTCGCAGCCATCCTCCGTTTCATACGGGCATCCGCTGCAATTCCGTTCCCCTGGGTTGTCAATCTGACTTGCCCTGCACCACAGCACCCTCTTGATATCCTGTACACCTGTCATTGTAATCATCCTCCTATTCTGGCCTGCATGGCCCGTTTCTTTTTGTACTCAATCCGCGCCTTCTGTAGCATCTGGATCACACCCTCCGGATCAGCGATCCCGTGCAGCCTGGACGCACCTTTTCCCCTGATGAAGCGCTCACACTCGGCCACCGTCACGTTAGTGCCTTTGATATAATCCTGCCTGGTGACTTCCAGCAGCCGCTGGATCAGCAGCATACAGCCTTCACTATCCATGTCATCAGGGTTCCGGTCTTCGCGTTTCTCAGGGACGAACTCAGGACACTGGATCACCAGATAGCTGTCCACGCCGCCTGCGTTCGTTTCCGGTCTTGCGGTCCATCCGTCAACCGGTGTAAAATTGTCCGACCAGCTGCATCCTCTGTTGCAGGCATTTTCGCATTGCCAACACAGGGATTTTTCCCTGTACACATAATCAATACCCACTATCAAATCCTCCCGTACTTTTTCATGAGCTTTTCCTCGATCTCCCTGGCCCGTTCATCCTCGATTTGCTTCTGAACGTCGTCATAGTTCCGCTGCTCGTACTGCTGTGCGGTTACCTGCCGGACCGGCTCAGATGATCTTACCGGTGCTTGTGGCTTCGCTGGCTGTACATCATCTTCCCATCTTCGGCCATTCAGCCATGTGGCCGGGTGTGGAATGTATCTGCCATCATCCCGGACCCACTGATCACTGTTCTTCCACCTGGCAATCCCGGCGATAATCTCGAACGTCAGGTCTGTATCAGGTTTGAGCTTCTTCCAGGCATTGTGAGCATCCTGTTTAGCCACCTTCTTCGGGTATGCTTTCCAGAAGGCATCGAAGCCAGCCTCGACAAATGGATCGTCCTTCCTCGTCGCCGAGAGAGGTAATTCTATCTGTTCTGTCTTTCTATCTTTCTTATCTTCTATATTTCTATACTTGGTGACATTCTGACTGACATTCTGCTTGTCATAAGGCTGACATTCTGCCTGACATGAGGCTGACAGTTTGCCTGTCATGAGGCTGACATTCTGCCTGCCATCAGATTGATACTCATCATAGTGAATGATAGTAATTATGCGGCATCTGGGGCGCGTTGAGGATGACACTTCGCCTGTCATTTTGAGCTTGTCGAGGCTGACGCGAATCTGACGCTCAGACAGACATGTTTGTGACGCTAAGGCTGACAGTGAGGTTGCCATCTGTCCGCGCCTGATAACCTCGCCCTGGAACATCTGATCCTTGTAGTTTGCCTTCAGCAAAAGGTGAATGAACAGGCGGCATGTATTGATGTCGCTGTACCATTCCCAGTTCAGGATCTTGTCATAGAGCTTTATGAATCGCCCTGCCATCATCACACCGCCAATCTGTACCTCATGTAGTGGACCGTCTGACCCCACCGGTTCTTATCGTAGACAACTTCCTTCGTGATCTCGTTCCCGTCTCTGATCAATTCGCTGATCCTGGTGGCCAGCTTCGTGCAGCCGATCTCGTGGATCGCCTCCATGGGAGTGATGCTGCCGAACTCCATCATGTACATCAAAATCTTGTGCTTTTGCGTTGGGTGGCTCATTGTCGTTCTCCTTTCAGATATTCCAGCAGCACCTTCCCCGTGCTGCGTCCGTCACAGAACCGGAACTGTACACCGTACCGTTCTGTCATGGTCTGCATTACCTTTTGCAATGTTTCCGGGTTGAACAGGTATTTCGGCCTGCCATGCCGGTCCAAGGGGGAGCGCCAGTTTGCCAGCACTCCTCCAGGCGGCATTTCCTCGATCAGGATGATCAGTTTGATTCCGCATCGCTGCGCTCGTTCGCACTCATCCCGGAAGCGCTCGTGTTCCTGGAAACAGTTTGACGCGATCTCAGCGATGGAGGCCTTACTGTCTACCGAGATATCGCCTTTACCAGCGATCTGGTAGTCACCGACATTCAGGGCCTGACGGATGATCTCAATCCCTTGCTGCTGAAAGTAGGCATGGATGTTCCGGTGCTTACCCTTTTGCTGCCTGCTGTCCTCGTAGATGACTAATCCCAGGGCAGCTTTTCCGTCTGTACTACCGGCATCCCGCTCCTCTGGTCTACCATCGGAGCCTGAGTAGGGTCCTGACGATTACCGCCCTTTTCCCAGCGAGGTTTCATCGGTTTAATCAGGCCGTTCCGGACGTCCTCAAGAATCTCAAAGCGCACCGGCTTGGTGAAGCGGCTCCCGTTGTACTCGTCCTCCTGAACGCTGACACCGATCAGCAGGTTGGTCAATTTGCTCTCATCGAATCCGTCATCAGTGAACAGTTGGAGATCCGGATGGCTTTTCGTAAACCGGTAAATAAGGTCGTTAAAGCGCTTCTCGTCGCTCTCAGGATACAGGGCCGCCTTGTTATCCGGGTCCGGGATATTCAGCCTGAGAACCCCTTTGTAGGTGACGTCATACTGGCTGCCGCGCAGCTTCTGCGCGGTAAACTTGTTCATGTAGAAATCCTTGTACGGCCCATCTGCAATGTCGATCATAACCTCCAGCTTAAGCGCCGGTTTTTTACCGACGATCCTGGCTCCCATGACCGTGGCCACATAGGCTCCGGCAGGAAGCTGCTTTACGCTGCTGTTGCCATTCTCTTCTGCTTTCATTCCTGAATACTTGATCATACCTTTTGCACTCCTTTACTCATCATTTGCAATACGTTTTCTTGCGTTTTTCAAATCGTTCCATACATCAGCCAGTGTGTTGTACAGATCAATCAGGATCTCCATGTAGACCCTCTCACCCTCGCAGGCCTCTCCGGCCTTGTCAAAATACTTCAGAGCTTCTGCAATGTGGTAGTCAGCCT